AGCATAGGACCAGATAAAACACTACCTGGTCCCATAATACCTTAATTATCAGCTAACGGTACGACCAGTCAGATAACCGTCGATATCTTCGTAGCCAGGTGCATCATCGGGTTGGATGTAGCACACTTCAACCACCAGGTAACCAGTACGGCTAGCGGCAGAGTCAGCATCGGAAATATACAGACCACCGGAGGTAACAGTAGCATTACCACTATCTTTAGTGAACACCTTGAAGGTGGTGGCTGCAGTTGCTTCATAGTTCACAACAGAACCAGAAACACCTGCGGCACCAGTGGCGGTCAGGAAGGGGAAGGTACCAAAGGCTTGTGAACCGCCGGAGAAGAAGATCTTGCCAGCAGCATCACCGGACACGGTGGAAGTCAGGTTGGCCTGGATAACACCTTCGCCAATGCCAGAAGAAGCAGTGGGGCCGCTGGAGTCGCGACCGAAAGAAACAAGCACACCAGTGGCAGCATACACACCAGAAGCAACACGACCGTCGCCCCAGCCTTGAGCAACCGACAGAGCAGTGCGATAGACGTAAGCAGGTTGCGTGCTGGAACCACTGATCACAAGACCAGTGATATCAGTGCGAGTATCATCATTCCGGTAAGGGGAAGGGATGATAACATCACCGGTAGCAACCAGAGTGCCGCCAGAAGTGGCGGTCACGGGAACATAACCACGAACCTGGAAATAACGATAACCAGGAACAGCGAGAACAGAGGTAGGACCACCCTTGGAAGAATCGTTAGAACCGCTGTCGTTGGTATCAATGTTTTTGTACCAGCCGTTCAGGGGCTCGTTCCAGTTACCAGGGTAAATCTTCTTGGAAGACAGGTAGGACATTTATTTCTCCTAGAAAGTTATATGTATAAGTTATCAAACAGTGCCGTCGTCAGCAAGGAAGCTGTAAGCGGTAGTAACGAAGTCCTTATTCAGAATTTCAAAACCAGCATACAGTTGCCAAATCAAGATGATGAAACGGCTGAAGTCATCGTTGTTATTGATAAGCACCTGAGCGTTGGGGCCGCCGATACCCACGCCAATGGACTGAGGACCGAAGAAGAAACCTTGTGCAACTTCTTGAGAAGAGTAGTTGCTGCCGTCAGTGAAATCAGCGGTGACGTTCTTGGTCGGGAAGTTAGTGGATTCGAAGAACTTAACACCTTCGAACTGAACACCAGTCGGCATCACGGGCTCACCAGCCAGGAAGTAACCCTGACCAGCCTGGGGACCCATGAAGAAGCTGGAGTTGTTAGGCATCATGGGATTACCCATGTACATGCCTTGACCAGGCGCACCAGCGTAACGAGCGATCTCACGGAAGTCGGTATCACGACGCAGATGCATCATGAAGGTGGGATCACAAATGCAACGATAAAGGCCATCAGCAAAGGTAGGGACGTTGCGCTTACGCATGTCCTTGACAACTTCCAGAAGGTCAGTGCGAACAGAGAACTGCTGCACTTGATTACCGTACTCAGTAGCGGTGTAATCAATACGACCTTGGGAATCTTTAACCTTACCGCCAGCAAAGTAGTAACCACCCTGGGAAGAAGAGGCGGCACCGTTGGCTTCTGCTTTAGCAAGTTCGTCGATAAAGACGCGATCACGCCAGCGGCGGTAGTCATCGAGCAGGGTCAGAGAACCGATGCTCTGGTGGAACATGTTGAGGTTACCAGTGTCCAGCAGAAGACGCTGGGCGGTAATCAAAGTCTCGCGGGCAATCTTAAAGGTGGAAGGCTCGGTAGGAGCACCCGGATCAGCGGGACCGGTGTACTCTTTGAGCACAACAAGCACCTTCTCTTTGGTGATGTTGCGGCTATTGGCAGTACCAATAGTTTGGTCAGCAATACGTTCGCGGCTGTCCTTAGTGCCAGGGGTTCCCCAGAACTTGTAGCGATCGAGCTGAACAGTTTGACCAGGCTGAGAAGTGAAGTCGTGAACCACCACGGGTTCAACGGCCATTTCTGTAATGTATGCAGGGTGAGGGCGATAAAGCTCCGCACCTAAAATCTTTGGAAAGTCAGTATCGAGAAACACTTTCTTTTATCCTCCAGTGTTGTTAGATTTTTCAATCGGATGAAAGATAGAGACCGGCGTCTTATCTAACAAAATTTTAGCAGGTTAAAGTTTTGACAACCTTTTAGTATTGAAGAGTGGAAATAGACTGGCGTGCACCAGGCATATTGCTTGAAGTATAAGACTCAGGATCAATGCCCTGTTGGAACCCAGGCATGCCCATGGCACCTGGTACAGCACCAAGTGCAACACCACCAAGACCTGCAGCTGCAGCGGAGGCTGGAACCATACCTGCGGCTAAACCTTTACTGATATTACGTTCAGCCTTGGGGCCGACATTCATTTGTTCTAATGCATTAATAACATCAGCCGCTCCACCAATGGCTCCTGCGCGAACTCTAGAGCTTTCTGGCAGGTTACGTCCAATGTTTCCAATAACATTACCAGCGGGAATTACTGCTTTTTCTTGAATAGCAGATACCAACTGAGGTGAATACTTACCTGCAAGACGTGCACCTAATAAACCACCGGCTGCACCAGTAGCACCAAGACCTGCTGCCAAACCAGCAGAACCTGGATCTTCACCTTGAGAAAGAGCATACCCACCGGTTGCTAAACCAGCAGCGATGGGTACACCATATTTAAGAGCGCCACGCATGGGATCACTCCATGACGAACAACTTGTTAGCGATCACATCAGGGGTAGCCTGGTTGATAACACGCCAGGCATTCTGGGGATCGCGCTCCATCGTTGACTTGAAGCTTTCCCAGAAGTTCTGAGGTTGCTGAGGTGCAGCTGCAGCAGGAGGAGCGGGGAATTGTCCCATACCAGGATTTACAGCTTGGGTCTGATAACCAGGGGTTTCAAGCTGGGCCTCGTTTTCATAAACGGGATAGGGACCTTCGGGACCAAAGAACTTAAGCGTGTAATCGCTCAGCACATCGGGATTGGTCAGAATCTCGTTATAAGCAAGGTTTTCCTGGTGCTCATTAACTGCAAAGTTGGCATAACCCTTTAACGTATCTGTTGCAGTTTTGCCCCAGGCAATGGCACTATCAAGAACGCCTTCCAGGTTTAGAGCGTACTGGTTTAGAATTGCCGGAGCTTCGGTTCCGTACGCTTCGACCACCATCCGACTTTCCGGGCTCCACTGGAGCAGGTCCGCCACGTCCGCTAAGGAGTTGATTTGCGAAGTTTGGGAAGAGTTGCTGGATGAGGTCTGGTTTGTTGACCAAGTCTGCGGAGCCAATTGTGGCGTAGCTTGGACGCTCGGTTGTCCGTAATTGGCCGGGGTATACTGAGTCGGATTGACCTGCTGAGATTGTTGACCCTGGAACGGGGATGGCACCGGGCTCCCCAGTAGATTGACCACCTTGTTGAATGCCGTCTCCCAGGGGTTGCTCTGGGGCGCCACCGGTTGGGATTGGGGGGCGTACTGAGACGGGTTTGATTGGTAACTGGTAACCCCCTGAGGCGCCACTTGGGGTACTGCCTGGGGGTAAGCTGTTCCCACTTGATACTGAACCGGAGCTTGGGGCGCCTGCTGTTGAGGAGCTGGTGCCACGTAGCTGCTCGGAGCGACCGCCGCTGGTGCTTGGCTCATCTGTGGGGTCGATTGGACGGTAGCGTCCTGCATAACTCATCTCCTTTTGTAATGCTTCTAGAGTTCGATACAGATATGGAGTTAAATCCAACCTTGGATCTGCAGCCATCGGAAGATCCGGTGCCTGAGGGTGGGGAGTCTGCATCATGCCCCCCACTAAACGAGCAAATTGAGAGTATGCACCCTGCAACTCGTTTACCATTCTGAACGGGAACCCAGATAGCATCTCGGCCCGTTCCTCATCCGTTTTTGATGGGAAGAGGTACTTCAGTGCTTCAATGCTATCAACCCCTAATTCTTGCAAGTTACGAACAACAATAGAATTGTTCAAAATATCTTGCGTAGAATCTTCGTATACAGGTCCCAGCCAACGCCACTGGATAGTGACATCACCATCTGGTATCAATCCTTTGACACCTGGGGGAACCATCTTAGCCTTAATACAGGCCATCACTAATTGTTGCATCTTTTGTTGATATTCTTTCTTTGCTTCCAAGTATGCCTTCTGCATATCAGGAGGTAATTCACCTTCTGGTTCCACGGGTTTTTCGATATTTGCAGCAGCAGCTAATGTCTCTTTGAATAACTGTTCTTCTTGGTAAATAATTAACTCAAAACAACGAGCAATACCGTGTTCATAAATTGCATTTGCTTTTTTCTTAGAAGTTGCCGAAACACGACCAAATAATGATTTATATTCAGTAGCAGTAACACCAGCACTGATGGATAATTCATCAACACCACCTAATGCGGTACGAATTTCCTCTCGATACTGCCTAACAAATGCATTCTGGTCTCCACTAATGGCATCTGGGACGATATAACCAACTCGATCGTTCGGTTCCAGGTTTGCAATCACTCTTGGTACTCGAATCTGCCCATCAACACCGCGAGATACCGGATCTTGCTTAAATGTGGACCTACTGAGCCCCATAGGACTGGTAAATCCGGAATTTGCGGCAATAGATGGGCGCTGAATGCCAGTATCACCCCCAACATCAATGAGATCAGTCTTGGGACGGGACGAAAGCAGGGTTGGATTACCAAAAAATTGCAAATTCTTCCGCATGTTGCGGACTAATTCATCATGAATAACGATGTGATTAGCAACAGGGTCAAAATCACCACTACCTTCCATGGAAAATCCCTTGGGATTGTTGAAAATTTCCACACAAGGAATAAATTTTAACGTATTCTTGAATGTTTTTGTTTTTCCAGGAATCATGAAATTGATATTATCAAAAGACATCTCACCTTCTGAGTGTGTTTCTTCAATGACATCTTTTTTAATGGACAAACGAATGTAACGTTTGGCCCCCTGGGACTCATTCATCCCATATCCTTCAAGATCTGCTGTATTAATATCTTGATTAAAGCCTTTGCCACGCTTAACTTTGTAACTATAAATAATTACAACTTCTTCTAGTTCCCCATCAGTGTTGTAATAAGAACGATACTCATGAGCGCGGAAGTAATAAAGCCTGTAGTTGGCATCTGTGGGACGAATGTAAAAAATTCCCTTACCATCACATATAAAATAATCCCAAATCGAATCTAAACGAGTATCTAATTTGTTATATTTGGCAACTTTACTGATGAAGTCTTTGCGTTGACTGCCAAAGTTGTCTTGTGTAGGAAAAAACTCGACACCCTGACGGATGCCAAACAATTTCATCTGAGCAATGTGAGATGCAACAATTCCTGTATCAACGCCAGCGCTACCATCACGCTCAATATAAGCATCAATAATTTCTTTAAGACGAGCTTTGACGTTACTGGACATTAACTATTTTTCTTTTTTTCTTTGTACATCTTAGCAGATCTTGCTGCTTTACCAGCCTTTTTAGCTGCTTCTGTATTTGGAACAAACTGTTTTCCTTTACGACTAGCAGCTTTTTTCTTTTCGTCTGTTTCTTTACGTTGCCCAGGTGTTAACTTGGCCCAGGCTTTTTCTGGCAAATAACGCTCAGTTCTTCCTTTTTCTTCCGCAAGATCAGCCATTATTCATATTCTTGATAAATGGCGTTTATTTGGAATCTTGATATTTTTGGGCTACAGACTTAGCCTTCTTGCGCTTTTCGTACTCTTCTCGTGTCTGCCATTTTTCCTTACCCCATTTCTCCAAGGATTTTTGTTTCTCCCCTTTACCACCTTTATACCCACCACCTGCTTCTTTATATTCAGAAGCGAGAAGCTGAGCCTTCCTAGCACTCCATTGACCCTTTTTCCCGCCACGGCTTCCTGCCATGATACGGTCTTTAATCCGTTCACGCAGTTCTGGCTTCGTGTATTTGCTGTCGTCTTGGGCCATCAGTACACACTCTTAACATAACCAGGAGGTAATTGAGCCATGCCACCCAAGTTTCCA